TGAAAGAGTAGACATTTACACACTCCAGCCAATCGTCCCATTGATGTAGGTCATCACGATTTCGGCAAAATTCTTATCGAAAGTAAGGTCAGTAGCTGAACTGGCTATGTTAGAGCCGTTACGCGCAACGGTAAAGTTAGTTGTCGCTGCTGCACCTGTACCATCTTTAACCACTACATAATCACCTGCTGATGGGCTAGAAGGTAAAGTAATAGTTATCGACCCTGCCGTAGCAACTAAGAACGATGCTGACGTTGCGGTAGTGTTTGTGCCTACTAAGGTTGGAGCTGGATAACCTGCGGCTTCGGCTGCTGATGTCCATGTGCTTCCGTTAGACTTTAGAACGTTACCTGATGTTCCCGGTGCGACTGCTTGTAATGCTGATGTCCCATTACCTAATAAAACATTGTTAGCACTTAAAGTAGCTGCACCCGTACCGCCGTTACCAACAGGTAGTGTACCTGTAACCTGTGACGTAAGGTTAACATTAGCTAACGTGCCACCAAGCGTTAAGTTACCCGAACTTGTAACCGTGCCAGATAAAGTAATTCCGTTGACCGATCCTGTACCGCCAACAGAAGTTACAGTACCCGCAGAAACGGTTGAGTTAGCGTCAAAGACCGCCGCTCCTGCTCCTGCACCGTCCGTAATGACCATAGATTTAGCGCCATTGGCAATATTAATTGTAGCGCCAGACCCCTGTTTAATCGTGATGATCTGACCGCCTGTTGTAGCATTTTCAATCATCCACATCTTAGATACGGTGTTAGGACCAAGCGTTACCGTTCGTGTAGCTGTAAGAGAACCTGCTGAAGTAAGCTTTAGATAGAAGCCACGAGTAGCGTCCGCAGTCCCGTCAGGCATAGTGAAGGTTTGATTAGCATCGCTAGACAGTTGTTTTGTGCCGTAGCTAAAGCCATCGGTAATTAGCTCAAGGTTAGTGTTAGTACTGGTTCCCCAAGTACCGTCCTCATCACCTGTAGTAATCTCTTTTAATCGTAGATTGTTTACATAAGTTGCCATAATTTAGTCCTATGCTGCTGTGTCTATGTCTACCCAGTTAGGGGTTTGTGAACTGTCTACTCCAACCCAGTTCGGTGTTTGTGAAGTATTTATTGCAGTCCATCCCGATCTTGTTACTGTTCCTATCTGCCCTGTTCCAACTACTCCGATAGGATAGACATTCGCACTACTCGTAGTTGTTACGTTTCCTACTGACCCCGCCCCTAACACGCCCGTTAAGCCAAATTGTACAGCGGGTACTACAGTTCCTATTGCTCCAGTGCCGACTATTCCGGTTACTGCTACGTTTCTATCGTACGCAGGGGTTACAGTTCCTACTGCTCCTGTCCCTGCTACTCCACTTGGTATAGTAAACACGCTGCCTATACTAAATGAAACTGTTCCTATTGCTCCTGTAGCACTAACTCCTGTTGGGATATTAAACTCATCTACCCCTACTGTGAAGTCTCCTATTAAGCCTGTACCCGATACTCCTGTTAAATCAAAGGCTGCAACAGTGCTAACTGTGCCTATTGCGCCTGTAGCTCCTACCCCTGTGGGTCTAACTAGGCCTGTATACTCTAGTATTACTGTGCCTATTGCTCCAGTGGCTGCAACGCCGGGAGCAACAACTACAAGTCCGTAAGCTGGGGTAACAGAACCGACTTGCCCAGTTCCCACTACTGCAATGCCATTAGCACCCCAGCCTTCCTCGCCCCATCCACGAGCGCCCCATGTTGCACCTAGGTGTAAAACTTTAGAGGCTTCTCCACCCCATCCGTTAAACCCCCAAGGACGTTGACCCCATCCGCTCATGGCACTTCCCTACTTAGGCAATACGGATAATAGCCGTAGCTGCCGCTGCTGACGGGAATTGTATCTGAAAATCACCGGAGCTTACTGTCTGGTCACCACCAAAGCTAAGTACCGCACAAGCAGAGTTAGAATCGCCTGTGTCATAAATCAAAGCACCTGATGTTGTAAAGCTAGAAGAAGTCCACGTTACAGAGCTAAAATTAGTGATTGCTGTTGTACCGTCCGCTGTAGGCGTAACAGAGGTAAGTAACTTGCCCTGCTGTGTGTACCCTGTAGCAGTGGGTAACTCGTCAGCACCCATTTGAGAATAGTTAGTAGTCGCCGCGCCAAATGTACCACTACCTGAAGCAGTAGCTTTGAAAAGCGCCATTTTAAACCGAGTGCTTCCCGCCGTAAAATTGTGTAAACCCTTCATCAACTCAACTTTGAACGATGTGGGCATTGCAGTTGTAATTGTAATTGCCATGTTAGACCTCTAGTAGTTTCACTAATTCTGGATGCCCCGCATCCCGAAAACGGTTGGTTAATGTGGTGTTGTGAGAAGCCACTGCCTGACGTAAGTAATTAAGCATTACACCTCTGATGTCATCTCTAAATGCTTCTGCTTGCGCCTGTATGACAGGGTGTGAGTTATTCCCAATGGAAATAACCTCGTTTATCGCATGTTCGGCCAATTCTTCGGGGGTAAATCCGCGCCCTGAAACTGCTGAAGTTGTTGCTATTCCTACTTCTACTCCACCTACTGCACTTAACATAAATTATCCTATTTAACTGGTACGCGAACAACGCCGTTACGATAAGCGTCAGTTTCTAATTTGCCATCACCTAAGTTCTTTAATAGTAACATAGCTTGAGCGTAGAGCTTTTCATACAACGCTACCATATCAGCTTCACCTTTTTGAAACCGTATGGCGTTAACCAAAGCCCCATTTAGTAGAGCAGAGTCAAACTGATCGCCTAACCACGTAGTTCCAGCAGTAACAATGCTTTCAGGATACTTCCCATAATGCAACTCAGCAACATACGTAACATTAGGCGTTGGCCCTACGATAAAACTAGTTTGACTAAAAATGCCATAGTGCTGTGGTCGCCCTTGTGTAGCTGCAACAGGGTAAGCTTCTCGTATAAAGCTAGGGTCTTTGTTAATTAAATAGTGATACTCCGCACTAGTAGGGTCAATAACCGCTAAAGAATACACATACAACATGCCTGTAGGCATCGTGAGATACTGATTACCGCCGGTTATATTACCCGTCTGATTCGCACGTAACGCAGGGAGATCAACAGTAGAGAAAATAATCTGCTCTGCTTGCTTAGTAAACATAGCCAACTGATCGTCCGTAAACGTCTGTTCGCATACATCCTGTATGTTTGCCTTAAGCTCGGTGTAATTCACCTAAAACTCCCTACGCCATTGGCCCACGAGCCATAGTACCTTTGGTTGCTGCACCTGTACCACGTATCTTTATACCGCTTGTCTTAACAGTACCAGAAGACTGCTCTGGTGAGTTAACAGTAGTGCCGGGGTCGTACTCTTTAACCCCACCCATCTTGTGTATCTTCATTCCTTTTTCTTTAGCCATTGTGTTATACCTCTATGTTATAACTATTGTTACTAACCCTATTTTCCCAAACGCAAAGAGTGGGTCTACCGGCTGTAATCTTGCCCGACTTGCAGGATAACCTGTAAAGTCTGGTCTTGGATCTCGTATTGCCTGTGGGTCATTTATCGCAAATGTTCCCAATCTTAACTGTGGCTGGTCAGGGTTCCAACACTCTGGACAAGCCTTAATTCCTGTAACCACTGCCTTAATAACCAGAGGTTTTAACTGCCGTAGCCTATACTGAAACCCACATACGTCGCACTCTGCTAACGCATTTTGACCTGATGCAAATCTTTCGCTCATGGTTACCTAGGTCCATACAAGCGAGGTATAAGCATTTCAGAAGCCTTTTCTCTATCCTCTCCCGCAGCTAACGTATACTGCTCATCATACTGTGCTTTGAGCATTTCTAGCCGTGCCATACCTTCAGGTATTTTAGTAGCTAAATAATACGCTAGTCCTGCTACAAGCGCGGGAAAGAAACGAAAAGGCATATCGGCTGTGTTAACGCCTGTTCCTGCGTCATCAATACGTTTAAGTCTATAGAACCTAAGCACGTAAAAAGGTTCAAGCGCTGTACCTTGGTTTGGTACAGGCCACACTGTAATCTGCGGATTGTCTGTCTTGCGATCAACCCACGCTTGTATAGGACGACCTTGAGTTAGCTTATTAGGGATAGAAGAGTAATTATCCACACTGATACGTGTAAGATTCAAGTCAGTCTGAGTAACTGCATTACCCTCACTGGTGCGGATAAACTGTTCTATCAAATCAATAGTATTGGCGGGTAGGTCATAAGTCGCTGTGCCTTGAACAAGGTTTACAAAACCCTCCTCAATCGTCCACATATTAACGCCACGGTTAGCCCACTCAATGGTCAGCAGATTCATAGAGCGACGCGCTGTGCGTAGATCGTAGCCAGAGTGTAGCTCCCTACCAGCACGTTCAAACGCTTCTTCAGCGATCTCTGTGAACTCCATGTTAAATGTAGTGGTGCCCGATACAGCCATTACTTTTTCTTCCTTTTTAACGGAGTGACTCGTTTGGGTTTACCTGCCGGTTGACCTAGGCGTTTCT